CTTGCCTCAATGGCCCCCAGGTCTTCACCTGTGGCAATACTAGCAGCCGCTATGGCCCGAGAGGAACCAACGCCCTCAGACAGTGCAGCGGTGATAAAGGCTCGATCCCTCAGGCCCTGTCGGATTCTCAGGGTCTTACGCTGGGCGGCCTCAAGGCGAATGTCCCCCTGGGCCTCCGTGAGTTGCTGATATTGTTCTCTAGCGGCCAGAATGCTAGAGGCTGACGCGGCGGCTCCAGAGGTGGCCATATTGGAGGCAGCCTCATTCTGAGCCTTGATGCCCATGTAGGTCTGGGCAACACTTACTGCCGCAAGGGCAACCGGAGTGCACATCCTTTGACCTCCCCTGGATAGATAGTGAACTCCTGTAAACGGAGTCCAGTGTGCGTATTACTGGTTCTAGGGATCTCACTGAAGTGAGCCCCTAAGTGTGTCAACAGGCGGACGGCCCTAGTGTTAGCCATAGATATCCAGTTTCTGTAGTACATATAGGGTGGATTCTCTGGGAGCATTGTCGATAGAAATTCATGGGCGCACTTAAGCATAATCGAGGGATACCGTCTGGCTCTTTCATCGACAATGAGCCACACAGAGTTGTCCTCTTTGGTATATCCAAAGATCATGAAATGCCCACCCCACATCCCATCGACCACAAAGGTCTTCTCTGACAGTAGACAGGAGGCCACAAGGACTGCGGGCACACTGTTGATCTCAGTGAGCGCCACCAGTTCATCTTGATCCTCTTTAGAGATCACCATGTCGAACAACTTAGCGTAGTCAGCCTTGGTGAATTCGCGGATCACTATTGTTCCTCCTTCCAAAAATTCAACAGCCGCCACTGGGAGTCGAACCCAGAACCTCCTGGTTACAAATCAGGTGCTCTACCAGTTGAGCTACAGCGGCCAGAGAGAACGACAGCGAACTATCCCAATGTGTATAAGACGCCCGTGTTCATAATTTCCATTGGGAGATAACTGTCGTTGATGAACTTGATGAGTGCACCTTTGGCGCCCATCTGCAACATACAGCTGAATGGATATGGCATGTCAGCTGAGTTCTTGAGTGTCATCAGTGACAACGTATCGAGATTCAACAGGTACCACCAGAATTCCTTACTGATGGTCTTACGCTGAGTGGCGCCACCTCTGGGAACAGCGGTGACCCTGAAGTAACCAGTGTTCCTAAAGCTCGTCTGGAGCTTCTGAAGTTTGACGCTGAGTTCCTCCATAGCGATGCCCTGCTGATCCCTATGGATAATCTCAGACAGCGTAAGGGTTGACGTGTAGGGGATCCCCAGGATATACTCATCGGCTGTGGAATAATCCCCAATGACCCGCAGGTTCCCACTACCGTCATCAGTGGTCCGCTGAAGTTCTTTACCTGCGGTAACCCCTGCGATCACCAATGCGGACCCTCCAGCGTACGGGGGAACAAAGGTGGTCAACCCTGTGCCAGCTGCATATGTCCCTGTGACGAACTTGCAGAAGTCCATGAGGACAGAACCGTAGGTGCTAGTGCGATCCAGTTCCAACTTGAGGATGAAATCATCTGTGGCTTTTCGGGTCAATAGATACACAGCGCCGCCCCAGATGACCATGCCAGTGATCGTGTGGCCCGAGATGGTCCACTTATGGAACGCGCTCTGGGCTTTGCCCTCAGATCCCTGGAGATACTGATAGACATACACAGCTGCACCAGTGGCTGGCAACATGAGGAGCATACTGCGGACTGGATATGAGGCCATAATCTTCATGGCTGTAGGTAGATACCCTTCGACATGCGATGAGAGATTTAGGGCATCCTTAGTGATCCCATCATCCTGAAGGTAGAACTCCCGAAGGTTGGAACTCGTCGGACTATTCTCACTATAGTAGACATTGGCCCCAGAGCCCACAGGTCTACAGGATGTCGACAGGTCAAAGTTGGTCACAATGTCCAGCCCTGAGGACTTAGGGGACAACACTGTGCCACCACTAGAGAGGGTCAGCTGTTGTCGACCAGTGGCGTTGATAAGGAGCTTCTCGTTCCACACAAAGGCATCCTTAAGGATGATGGACGCTGTGGTGGTGTTCGATGCGGACAAATCAATGGGATCATCGTCGAGAACATCAGTGGCTGTGGTGGCGAAGAAGTTGAAGTAGTCAGCTGATTTCGACAAGAAGAGTCCATCAGCAGCCAGGAACCCCAGGCGATTCTTATAGAAGCACACGTCCTGAATAGTGGAACCTATGAACTTAGGGAATGGAACTGTGTCATCATCGCCGGTGGTCCTAAGGACAATATCAAAGGTTAGCACACCTGAAGTCTTACTGAAGTATTCGACATTGAAGGCATCAGCAGCGGTCTTCACTAGTTGAACCGGCAGGGTCTCTACGTTGAGACCAGTGGAGCCCCCAGGGATCAGTGTCTCAGACCATGTGTTAGCCGTAGAGTCGAACCCCACGTAATAACCGAAGTTATCCGCAGTTTCTTCCTTAAGGCGCACAGTGAAATCAATGCCACTGAGGGTCGTAGGTGTCCCTACGCCGCCAGCCCATAGGACCGCAGTGCCCTTGGGGAGATGCGCTGGCAGATCCGCAAAGGACCCAGCGGTGCACACAAAGTTCGTATGGGTAGCATTAAGACTGACATTGGAGACCACACGGATACCAGCTCCACCGAGGCCGTCCTCGCTGTTGCCAGCCAGAATGGTGTCAGTTGCTACCTGTAGAGCATTGGCCACCCATGCGTTCTTCTGGATGAACACAAAGGATTCAGACGCATAGATTTTGAACTGAGGGTAATTAGGCATGAGCCCAAAGGCCACATCTAGTGCCGTGGCCAATCCTGTGGCAATTGTAGTGGTGTCCACCTCGGCTGCCCCAGATGTGTATGTCGCGGTGATGGTCTCATTGCGCTCATGCTCATCACTGTAGGTGACACTGATGGTGTACACCGTGGAGACTTGCCCCTTGGCCACATGGAACAACACATAGGCATCTTGAGTGGCTTTGGTCCCCGAGGACTTGGCCGCCACCACAGTATTATTGGTGACAAAGGTGTAGTCCTCGATGGTTGTCGCCTTCAGTTTATCCTTGGGATCCGTGGCACCAGCCACCAGATACGACTTAGGGCTATTGGCGCCATTAAGTACATACGTGATTGTCGCTTTGACTCCAGTGGTGAGATTGTAGATATTTACAGGGCCAGAAATGGCATTGTCAGTGATGACCAACAGATATGCTTCAGTGTCACTTTTGATAATCCCGGTGACAAAGGAAGTACTGACGGTGCCAACAATGGCATCAGCTGTGGCCGCCAGCATGGACTTAAAGAGTGCAGCAGGTGGGCGCTTCTCAGTGCCCTTTAGGAGACTAGTGATGCAGTTCTCCATGGCTTCCACCTGTGAGTCCAGCCGCAAGGTGGGAGCCTGAGTGGACACGCCTCCGTAGAATCCGGGGAGATTCTTAGTGGGCATTAGTAGTACCTCCGCCTCACGGGATTAGTGCCACGGTTCAACTTATCAGCCGAAGCCCAATTGTCAAAAATGGTGGGATTATTGTGGGCCACTTCATCAGCCATGATCGCAGCTTTGGCATCCAACTCTTCCCTCTCTGTGTAACCAATCTTGAGTCGATCCGGGTTCATTCGAGTGAGGAACCTGCGGGCGGCCTTAATGGTGATATAGTGTCGAACCACTTCAGGCACTTCGTCCCATGAGAGGAACTGAATGAGTTCCACTTCGACATCCTCAGCGATGACATAGGTGTTGTTCTCACCGTCGTACAGTCGGTTACCCCTCTTGATATAATAAGAGGTTTTGTCGACTGGATCCATTCGGAGTGTTCCCTCAGGGAGATAGATGTAGCCACTGATGTCTGGCTGAAGTGTCAGATTCAGAGTGTTCCAATAGAAGCCCTGCTGCTGAATACTGACAGAATCCTCCTGAAGCACCTGTCGGGCCAACGATGCCTCAGCGAATGTTAGATCATCCAGGGTTACAACAGGAGCTTCCCCCAACAGGAGGAGCATCTTGTTGACACACTCCAGTTCAGTAAAGCCAGGAATGACAGCCATAGTGTTCCTCCAATGTGATATTTTCAGGGTGACTGATGGGACTTGAACCCACAACGAGCAGATCCACAATCTGCCGCTCTACCAATTGAGCTACAGTCACAAGCGATGGTGGCAGGAGTCGAACCTGCATTGTTCAGCGGAAAGCCTGAGTGCTGCCATTTGCACTACACCATCGGGAAAAAGACCATGGCTCCCAATGTGAGCGAGCCATGGCCGAGCGAAGAAGGAGACTCGTTTAGTTACTCAGGGCGCTCAACTCCAGGGAGAGAGCCGAAGAAGGCCGCAGGACCCCATGACCCATCATGTAGAAGGTGGTCATGTAGGTGCCGAGGGCGCGCACCTGTTCCTGCACCTTAACCTGAAGGCCATTGAGCACAACGGTGCCCACCGCATCAGGGCGCCAGATGACACCAACGGTCTTACTGGCGTCAACACCATGGTAGGCATCCGACACAGAGGTATCAGTGGTGGGCAACAGGTTGCTCC